TAAGGAGGGTTAAGCCATACGCGCCCCTCCCATGGCATCAGAAGGCCGTTATCCTCCACGGTGTAGTTAACACGGGCACAATCCCACGGACGCACGGTAGCGGCGCAGGGGTCCGTGTCGAACTGCCCCAGCAGATCCAATACGTAGCGCGGAGTGAGCCACACGTTGGTGGTTTTTTCTGTTTTGGCAGTGTTAAAAGTATTCACTCATCCTCCTTTCCGTATATTCTTCCCGGATATTCTTCCCAGGGCCATAGATCAACATTGTGATCAGCGGTCCAAAAAAGTTTTCCATCACTGCCTTCAACCAACAAAAGGGAAGTTGTATTTGGCTGTATCGCAATCAACTTTACAGGTTCGGGGTGTCCGTCCACGTAAAGCTCATCGTGGTAATGCAGTCGGGCCGCAATTGTAAACCTGTCAACGAATTCTTCTGCAACTCTTATAGCTTCTTCCTCCGAAGATTCTTCTCCAATGGTTCTCCATCCGCACTGATAACAGCAAGCATGTACAAAATCGCAACGACTGTTTGCTTCATAGAACTCATTATGAGATACAGCTATCCCGGTTCCGCAAATAGGGCATTTAGGCTTTTTCATCGTTCCCTCCTTTCATGCAAGCAGAACATCCCTGGTCAGGACCACGCAAAGAACACTTGTCATTCACGCAATCTTCACAGCGTCCAAGACTCAATTTAGGGGAATGAGGCGTCAGAGCCTCCCAGCCTTTACGGCGGTCCTCAAACACGATTTCCACCTGTCCGGCCCGGTCCAGGTCATGCACGCGGTCAATCCCGGCGCAGTCCAGCGTCCGGTCGTCAATGCCCATGGCCTTACAGGCTCCATCCAGGTACGCCTTGCAGCGGGCAAGGCAGTTGTCCGCGTCCGGACGCGCTCCTTTGTAATACCAGATCACCCGGTAATGCGTCGGCGCCATCCTGCGGCCATTCAGGGCTTCGTAGGTCCGGCCCCAGGCCAACTGACGAGCGCGGCTCTTGGCAGCCGTCTTCTTGTAACCGGCCACCATGGCCCCCCTCGGAGTGAGAGGGGCCTTGGCGTTGGGAGACAGGCAGCGCGGTGTGTGAGGCAAGGTAATGGTCAGCGTGGTCATCATGCTGCACCTCCTTCCCATTCCTTCTTGAGCTCCCACCGCGGGATGCGGTAATACCGCGGCAGGGCCACGGCCCCCGGATAAATCCCCGTCGCCACGCACTCGGCGTACTGGCGCAGGGCGGCCATATACTGCCCCCGGTAATGCTCCAGGGCCTCCTGGTCCATCCGAACTTCCGAAATGCAGTAAGGGGCCACAGACTCCATAAATTCGAACATGAAATCACGGCGTATGCCAAAGATCGCCTCATACAAATCGCAGTACAAGGCAGCCTGCCAGCCGTACCCGTAGCGGGCCATGTCCCTGTCAATCAGGCCGGAATCTTCCACGGGCGTGGAGGTTGTCTTCATGTCAATGATCGGCATTTCTTCATCGTGCGGAAGAATGTCAATCATGCCCGTGATCGTGATCGGAACCGGCGGCTTGTCCGGTGCATATTCAATGAGCAGCGTCTTGTACATCGCCACCTGGGATTCAAACGATTCCCCCAGCACTAAGCCGTGTTCCGTCTTCAAATAGCCATTGAAAATCCCCACGGCTTGCTGTGTTTCGGCGTATTCCTCCGGAGTCAGGACGGCTCCCCCACGGTCGGCAAACGCCGCCCAGCGAGCTGCTTGCTCGTCGTCCTGCTTTGTCTTGGACACGGAGCCGTTCTTGTTCACCCCCGGCAGCCACTCTTCCACGAGATACTGATTCTGGAACTGCTCCGGAGTCAGGGCCAGACAATCCACCAGGGAACCGAAGCGGAACCCCAGGGAAACCTTCTCAATCCCTTCATCCTGCCGGTACTTCCATTTATAGGGATTCCGGGCAAAATCCATCAGCATGGACTTGGAAACGCAATGGGGAATGCCCTTCTTGGAATCGTGGTACGCCTGGGGGTTATCCACCCGTCCATAGGCCACGCCGGAAGCCGCAAAACTCGATAAATCTAAAACATTCACGGTTAAATGTCCTTTCTATCTTGTGCGCTTACTTCCCGGAGGCTCCCACCCAGGCAATCACCTGGTTGAAATTCGCTACCAGCCATTCCAACGTTTTGGTTGGGAAGGTCTCTTCCCGGCTGGCCCCCTGCACGTAGTAAATCTGCCGGCTCTGACAGAACTTCACTACCTGGGGCATGCTCACACCATGGGCTTGCAGAAGCTTTTCCAGGTCTGCCACGCTCACGGCAGATTCCGGTTCCAACTTCAAATCATCGGTGGCAGGAGGGGGAGAGGAAACCACTTCCGGCTCAAGAGGCTTTTCTTCCTGCTTGGGAGCCGCCGCCACTGGCGGAGGTACAGCAGCACCCGCAAGAGGATTACCGACCTTCGGCTTCTGCGTTCCGGGTTCCGGAGTGGCATTACGCATTTCTCGTCCGTCTTCCACTTCGCCGTCGGAAATAATCGTGTCGGTCAGGTGGGAATAAAGCCAAGCCTTGGCCTTCCGCTCGGCCTTACCAATGATGGCATCCTGGGACATTCCGTTATTCACGCGGATACAGAACTCAAGAGTCTCGGAAGCGGGAGTTCCCTTGAATTCCCAGCTCATATCTACTCTCACCAATCCTTCCCGCTCAATCTTCTGGTACTCCTTCCCCTGCTTGCTGATGCCGGAAGTGGAAGACTCTTTGATTTCGGCGGGATGATAGACCATTTTCAAGTTGGTCAGGCCATCCAGATTTTTCAGCAGGTAGGTCATGCCTTCCTTGGTCACATACGTGCGACCGGCAAGGATATTCCACTGATTGCCTACTGGAGAAAGCCCCATGCAGGTGGCTACAATCAGGCATTCCCTGACCGCATCAACGTTATAGGAAATGCCCTCCTTGTACTGTGTCGGCTGGCATTCATCGGTGCGGAAGCCGAGCTGGGAGCCTTTCAGCTTCATGATGGATTCCATGATGGGGGGAGTCAGGGCGTCGCGCAGCCGGTTCATGGCAATGCCCATGTTGATGGCCTTTTCAAAGCTGCCTTTGCAGCTCAATGCCTGTTGGGCTTCCAGGGCCAGATTGTCCAGGCTGACGGCCAGCTCGGTAGACTTGGAGGGAGCCATTACTTTCTCTTGCCGCGTGGCTTCACTTGGTGTATTCATAACTCGTTACTAATTGTAATTTTGTACGTTGCATTCGTAACAGGCCGGGGACCAGTTGGCGCTGGCCCCGGCCAACTGAATTAGTCTTGGCATTCCTCGCACTCGCAGCCCGCGATTCCGAGCATGGCTGCAATAGGGTTCATGCCAACACTCCTATGGGCTTTCTCAAAAGCAAGTTTCACACCTTGAGAAACCACTTCGGGATTGCCGGAGAAACAAGTTCCGGCAGCGAAGAGATAACCGCGTGCCGCAAGCCATTCCGTACTTTTCGGACCGGACATTTCTATGACGGCCCTACAAGTAGCGCTCTTCCCATTTACCCTATCTCCATGCTCAACAAGAATATGGAGCAAGACAGGGGTTTGGCATCGGTTCACCATATCGCTTAAATGATTGTATGCCTCTTCAATCATCTCCACGGTAACGGGTTGTTCAGCGGCGGTATCGCAGCCGCATACTTCATTCGGCATGCGTTTCTCATTCTTTTCTTTAGTGGTATCCATTGTATTGGTTTTCTATTGGTTATTGCTTTCCCCGGTCCGTGGGGAGCGGGACGGTTTTTCAAAGCCGTCAAAAGCTTTCGGGCAGTCGGGCGTGAATCCGGAATGCGGGGACTTGCCGGCCTGGAGCTCGTCGTTGTCTATCTCCACGACGAGCCAAAGCGATAACGCCATGAACAAGCCACTTGCAGCCGCAGCCAACATTTCCAGCAACGTCTTCATTCTTCTTTCCCTCCTCTCGTCTCTATCATGTAGGCTTCCACGTCTGCTACGTGGTAGGTGGTTACTTCGCCCCTGGTCCCGTCAGGATTCTTGCCGCCCAACTTCCGGATTTTTCCTGCCATCACACCACGGGCCAGGATATAGGCCATGTTCCGCTGGCTCATGTCGTACGCTTTTGCCAGGGTGGAGCAGCGGGCATACTTCATAGGGGCGCCTGCCTGTTCCTTGCCCTCAGCCAGCAGCTTTTTAATATCTGCCAAGTCGGCCAATACCTGGTTCAAGGCCGGAATCTGGAAAGTCGCTTCATTCATAAGAAGGTTTTGGTTTGAGATTTGGCCGCCCGGACGGGTATTCCCCGCGCCTGCCATACATCCATATTCATCAGTTATGTTTGTGTGTTAATTTGATAGGCCCCGTGATAGGCCGGGCGATTGATTAAAGCTCGTGCCAGCCGAGCTGCTTGAGCACATCAATCAGCTCTGGTTCCAGGTCAGTCATGATGTCCGTCGGGATTGTCTGTTGTGGCGTGATCGCGTTCATACTGCACCAGGGCGTTTTCGAGGGCCGCCACTGCGGTTTCGTGCTCCGCCATCAGCTTTTCAGCGTCTGCGTGGCTCACGGCTACGTCGTCCACGCG